AAGAAATATTTAAAATAGAGTTTCATAGTGGAGTTATTTAGGGTTGTAACTATAGAAACTATAGATAAAAAAGGAGATTTTGTATTTTATGTGAGTAGAAGATAGATTAGGTACAACGATAAGTTATGCACTTTTATCTATTATATAGTCTATAGATATATATTTATACACTTTTTATACACTTTAGGTGTATAAAAGTGAGTTTTAGATTAAGTTAATAAATTTAACCATTTCTTTGCTAAAGAGGCTATATGTTCTCTTTTATCTCTGCCATTGATACATCTTCTAGCATTAATGAAATCACATTTATTTTTATTTATATATCTCTCAAGCGTTTTTCCTGTAAATATACCATTTTTAAATCCATGTACAAGTATAAATAAAGATACATTTGGACGAAGTGCTATATCAGGATTTTTAATCATATCAATATTCAATATTTTTGAATAATTAAAATAGTTTCTTTTCCATGTTAGTTGCACAAAGCCTCTACCATGATAAGGATAATATTTTAGGTTCTCTTTTCTCCATACCTCACTCATCCAATAAGCCTCTACTACTGGCTTAAAGGTACCATTTGTCTCGTGTTCAACTGTAGCTAAAACATAAGCCATTTGTGTATGTAGGCTTAGTCCTTGTTGGGCACACTCAAAGATGATAGCCTCTATAGTCCCCTCTATTGTAGAGAAGTTATGCTCACGCTTTTCCATATCTATTTCCTATTATTTATTAGATTTATCTGCTTCACCATAGCGTTATTTGCTATAGTAAGCTTTTGTCTATCTTTATTACATAGATTAAGTTTTTTTGTGATAAAACGAGCATCATCCAAAAGTAGAGTAACATTCCCATCTTCTTTAATAGTGTAGGTAATCTCTCTACTTTCAGACTCTTTAGTATCTACTTTAATAGCTGTGAGCTTTGGAGATACAAAAAGTTTCTCTTGATTTGCACAGCTATTTAAAAATATGAGTATGAGTACCCACGGTAGTAGGTAGAGTTTTTTCATTTTTAGCATCCTCTTTTATTTGTTTTAGTTTACCAATTGCTTCACTAGCGATTGATGTTAAATTGTTTTCTATTGTTTTGGCAACAACAACATCTTTTAACCCTCGAACTTTCACCTCTTCATTATCTAACTCATTTGAAATATATTTTGTATATCCAATTAGCATAATTATCAAAGTAGCAGCTACAACATATATGTATTTCATTCTCCACCTCCTAACTTTAAGTTTTTTTCAATCCAACCCCTAAAAATCTTTGATATTATAGATACTTCATCAAATTCAGGTAAAGTCTTTTTTCCCTTTGCCTTTTGTATATTATTGAATACACTAATAGCCTCTGACACTGATAATACTACTATAATAGCTGTTAATGCCACACCATAATCCCCTTGCATTTTTAAAACAATAGCGACTGTAATAGGGAGTACAAACATTAATAGCTTTGTAAGAAATCCTGCTGTAAATCTCTTTAATAACATCTGTTCTTTTCTGATGAATGCAGATAGCGTACCTGTAAATAAATCAATGAACAATAACAAAAAGTAGAGTCCGAAAATTTCTGCATCGATATTAAGATATGTAGCTATTATTGTAAGTGTTGTGACAATAAAAGCCCATATAATTTTCAAGATAGTTGTGTATGATAATGGTTCGGTCATTTATTCTCCTAAACTCTTAATACAATGCTTGGACTCTATCTTTTGCAAGATACAACATAGTTTTTTCTCAAACCAATTTGCTTGATTTGTTTTAATTTTTCTACCTATATGAGATGATATTGTCTCGTCTTGACTGCCGTTCCAAAAAATGACATTTGCCAATTGGTCTAAAGCTAGTAATAACCGTTTCAGTCTTGTACGCTTTGCTATGTCTTTATCGAATTTTTCATAGAGTTTTTTATCCATTTAACACCTCCACTATCTCCTCTTTGGTTTGAGCATTCGTGAGAGTAACTATCTTTTCTGCTCCTGCTTTTATATGAGCATCTGTACTAAGTAAAGACCCTATTAACATGTCTGAGTCTGTATAATCCGTACCTCCTAACTCTACTATTTTATTAAGAGCTGTTTGCTCTTTAGTAGTGAGAGTAGATATATCCGTATTTTTTAATCCGAGTGCTTTTGCTAGAAGCACTATAGCTTTACTATTAGAAGCAGACAACAAAACCTGATTATTGTCTAAATCTTTTTTGATGCTAATACCTGTTTGCCAATTTATTGTGTCTATAGCTACAGCTCTTAACTCTTCTAAAGATAAAGCCTCTATCTCTTTGGTTACATTGTCGTATATTTTATCGACTAATTTTATTTGCATTTAATTCTCCCTTAGATTAGATTGTGTGATAGCACATTTAGAGGGTCACCATCCACACCTCTGACTACACCTGTGATTAAGTCAGGCACCGTAATAGGTGTAGCATTGTCTGATTTAGTACCTAATGAGGTATCTTGAATATCAAATTTTGCTGAGTTTGACTGTAAAAAGAACAAAGGTTTATCTACACTACCCACCATATCTACCGTTCCTGCATAAATTTTCACATCAGGCGATGTTGAGCCTGATGCAGTTATAATAATAGGCTCATCCCCAATTTTAATATTACAAATAAAAGTATTGAAACTACCACTTAGTGTAGTGTCATCTCTTTTTATAAGTCCTCCTGCAAAGTGTACAGATAAGCCTGAATTATTTATAAGTCCTTCTATTTTTAAATATGCAAATTTAATGTCCGAACTTCTTAAATATAGACCGTAAGATAAAGCAAAATCTGTACCTAAATAGTTTTGAACACGATAATCTTGTTTAATAGTTACAAGAGAGTTATCTGTACTATTTCCATATATCAATATTCTTTTATTATTTAGGAATATATCTTGCGTTAAAGTATGTACTCCATCTTTTAGTAGAATATAACCATAAGCTCCGTTCGGTACGCTGTCGACAGCTTTTTTTATTGTTGCAAAAGGAGATGCTGTTGTACCACTATTAATATCATTTCCATTTAAAGAATCGACATAAAAAGTTTTATTCATTTCTCCAGCAACAGTATTACTCAAGTCATACATAAACTTAGCTCTATTCCCAAAAGTATATGAAGCAACACTATCATCTTCCTCTATCCATTCGGTTGTTACATCTCCACTAGCACCCAACCAAAAATCTCTCATGCTCTTTAGCAAGTTATATCCATTCGTTCCAAATCGTTGTAACGCTGTCATCAATTCACTCCCTCTATTTTTATGCCAACTTCATTGGCTTTTAGTTCCCAGGTTTGCAGATATATAGAAGCCATCATCTCATCAATAGCTCCTATATTATATGCGTCTCCACTCGTTACTGTTGTGTTCTGTACTATAGAGGCTTTTTCAGCTACAAGAATAGCCTTAGCTTCTATTATCTTTCTCTCTGCTTCTATCTCTTCTCTCATTGCATTTGCTTGAGTAGAAAAAGTATTGATACTAGGAGCTAGATTATAAAGCCCTTTCCATGCTTTATCAGCTTTTTCTCTAAAAACAATATGCGTATCACCTAGTTTTGGATAATCCTCTAGCTTAGGAACTGTAACCGTTATTTGTATCATTAACCTACTCCTTCTATTTCTAAGGTATATGTACCTCTAGCGATGCCTATGTTAATATCAAAATCTCTAAAAAAACCAAATACAAGCATAGACTTCAAATTATCTTCTCTATCATCTCCTATAAATAGCGTAGGTATTCCATCTATCTCTGATAAACGATTTTCTACTGCATCTATATTATCAGTAGGTACACGCACAGGAACTGACATACGCTTCCAAGAGATACCCTGAGCTAGATATACATGTCCATCTACTGAGCGTTCTTTAGTTATATTTGAACGACGAGATACAGTTGCTCCCCATTGAGTGCAACCTAAACTTTTAGTTTGACCTAAAAAAAAGTGTGCACATTTAACAAGATTTCCTCTTCTCGTAATCGTAATTGTAATTGTTACATTAAAAATCATTGGCAACTGTACAAAAAAGTCTTTTTTGTACTCTCTTATATCTCTTGTATATTCATACCAATCGGTTATATTAAATACTTCTAAATCTTCATACACACTATATAGTATCTCTAATGTAAGATTACTAACAATTTTTATTTCTACGGATGAAGCATAGAGACCAAAGAGGGCAATAGCATCTACATCCGAACCAAGTGCATCTAATACTATATCTACACTATTTACAGTCTCTGTATTAGTATATGCATCAAACATCCTATCTTGATTTACTCTACCTAGAGGATACCAAATTGTAGGAGATAAAGCAGGGTCTAGGGTTGCTATATTATCAAGTGATTTATATTTATATCCCTTATCCTGCACAATCGTATCAACTGCATAACCTGTATTAGGAACAAATACTATAGCTGTGTCATCTTCTATAGTAGAAGATACAATAGTGTAATCTACATCAGTAGCTATAAGCATTATGCACTCCTCTCATTTAGGTCTTGTATCTCTTTTCTCATTTTCTGTATCTCTTGTGCTTGTTGAATAGTGATATGGATAAGGTCATCAAACTTTTTTTCTAAAGCTGAATTATTTATACTTACAGGAATATCTCGACCATTTCGCATAGGGATAATCGCTTCAGGGTAACCTGCCTCTGCTACCATACCAAGGGTAGGACGAGATACTATACCTCCATCTGCAAAATATTTAATTTGCCCCGTTTGAATTTGCCCCATTTTGGAGATACCATTACCAAAGTCTTGCTGCCAATTATCTACAGTAGGAGTAGGTACAGATACTGGTCGTACCCATTTTGTTAGATTTAGAGGCTCTTGTGTAGCATTTTCTATCTCATCTTGTCTTTGTGTATCTAAGGTTAAGCTCTGCTCACTAGCATTTGTAATCTCTAATAGAGCATTTTTGATATTTTCATTACTTGTTATCATACTATTATTAAAGCTCACTATTGCATTACCTAAAGAGACAAATGTAGCATCTTGACCTAATCCACTTTCATCATCAAGAATTGTTATTTTGTCTAACTCTCTTGATATTCCCATAAGCTCCAAGATTGATGAGTTTATATCATTTGATGTGAGATTACCTGCATCTGATAGAGTCTTGACATCTTCGAGTATAGTATTTAAATCACCTACTTTCTCATCTCTAGCTAATCCAAGCTCATCTCCTGCAATAATAACTTTCATCACATCTTCATTTTTTGTGAATATATCAAGGTACTTATTCATATCAGATACTATAGATGTATTTACATCGATAAGAGGATTAAAAGCTGAACTATCTTTTAGATTGTTGGCAACTGTTTGTAAAGAGCTAAATGTATCTTGAAACTCTGTATAATCTATCCCTGTTTTAACCGTGCCATTTTCGTCAACGAAATTTGACATCTCACTTTTGAGAGAGTTATATCTTTGAGCATAGAACTTATATGACATCTCATCGGTTTTTGCTCCACCTGCCAATGAGTCTAAAAACTTTTGAGTTTCTTGTTTGAGAGAAGAGAAAGATGATAATATAGCATCTTGAGAGTCTCGTATTATCTTTGTCTTTTCATTTTCAAACTCTATTAAATTTTCAATCTGTGTGATAAAGTTAGCTTCATTCTCTTTTGAGAGTGCATCATATTTATCATTTATAGTTATCAATCGCTCTTCATTCGCATCTAAAAATGTTTTCATTCCATCATTTAGCACAATCAAAGAGCCATACAGTTCTTGACCAGATTTTGTTGTTAAGTCTTGAGCATTTAGTAGTTTCATATATGCTTTAGCAGTTTCTGGCAAAGAGAGATTAAGAGATGTAAACTCTTCTGATAACTCTTTTCTTTGTAAAAAGAACTGCTCATCAGCACTTAGAAAGTTGGTTCTATAACTATCTAATGCACTTTGAAGTGTATCTATATCTCCAGCTCCATCAATCATAGATTGTGTAACATCAGCATAATCTTTTGATAGACTTCTAAGTAGAGATTGTGTGTCTTGTAGCTTGTCATATATACCTAAAAGCTCTTCTGCACTTCCCATAAAGCTAGATATAATATTACCTATACCACTATCCATAGTCTCATAAGCTACAAGACTATCTCTAATTGTCTCTGCTGTTACATTTCCTGCTTTATTAGTAATATCTATAAAATCTACAACAGATATATCCATCTTATCAAGAACAAAAGAAGCCTGTTCATATCCACTACTTACACGAGTTAAAGTTTCTAAGTATCCCTCACCAACATTTTGGAACTCTTTTACTTCAGGTAAAACATTCTGTGCTACATCAGATAGAGCATCACCAAATGCACCAGATAGAAGTTCAGATATTTCTTTATTAGACATACCTTTGAAGTCCAATGAACCAATATCTATATTTGCATTAAGTAAAGCATCTTTTAGATTGCCTTCTTCTTGCTTCATTATCCCCCAAAAACTATCAACTGCAACTTTACGACCTGTAGATAGTCCCAAAGCTGTTCCTGCTGTCAAAATCGTCTCATACCCACTTGCAAGAGCATTCCCAAATTTTTCTTTGAGTTCTGTTGGTACTTCTGTAAAAGTTCTATCATAAGATACACTTTTTACAAGACCCCAAAAATAGCTAGAAGATGTTTTTATATCTTTATATCCTTTAACAGCAAAGCTTTCCATACCATCTTTTAAGCTCTGTGAATAGGACTTCAAACCAGAACCTAAAAGCTCTGTTGTTTTTGAAGAAAAACCTGCAAATCCAAAATCTGCTGTAGGTTGAAAAGATCCACCTGCATAATCAAACCCTGTACTAGAGCTAATCCCTATAGCAATAGTACCAAAGATATTTTCCATATTTTGCAAAGAACTAACCATCTGGTAAGTAGCATCAAGTTGAGGATTCATAACATTATTTAGAGAGTTTGCTAAAGAGTTTGAGATAGATTGATATTCGCTTTTTCTTATACCTCTGTTTTTTTCATATTCATCTTTACCTGTAGTAGATGATAACATACCACCAAATAAATCTAGTGCATAGCCAACAGTAGATAAGATAGCATTATTAGAATCTTTAAGTCCATCTGCAAACTGTACTCCTAAATCCATAGAAGCCAAAGAGGCATTCAGATTTATCCCATCTCTAAAATCATCCATAACACCATCAAAAGTATTACCAAATCCTTTTTCAAATGAACCTAAAAGCTCATCAAAAAAACCACCTTTTTTTATATCAAGAGCATCACGGAGTACTTCTCCTAGTCCCTTAGACTTTACTTCCATCTTTGCCATTTCTGCATCATATATTTCTGAGAGTTGAGCTTGTGAAAGGTACTTCCCAAGTTCATTGAGTTTGTCTCCTAGCTTCATAGTAGAAGCCTCTTCTTCTCTACCTGTAAGCTCCAAGTATGTAATGTAAGCATCGTGAGAACCTTTACGATAATCCTCTTCTGATTTTAGTGCATCTTTGAGAGCCTTACTATGCTGTTTTGCTCCTGCTTTGGATTTTTTGGCTGACTTTGTCGCTTTATCATCTAAAGCTCCATATCCTGCTCCTAATTCATCGAGCTTCTTTTTTGCTTCATCTTTATCTTTATTTGTACTTTTTTCTGTTTTATTTATAGCTTTTAGATTATTGTGTAGCTCTAATAAAATTTTATTGGCTTTTTTTGTTCCATCTTCATTTGTTACAGATTTATAGATAGACTTTAACTCTTTATCACTCCCTGCTAGTTGGTCTTTCCAATACGCCGTTTCTTTAGATGTAATAGCTGTAATATTTGCAATCTTTTTATAATCTTCTACTACAGTAGGTGTAAATGTAGGTATCTCTAGCTTTATATCTAATCCTGCCATATTAGCTATTACATTAACACCTTTTGCCCAATCTCCATAAAAATCTGTCCAAGCTTTGCCCCAAAAGTTGATTACATCATACCAAATTTGCTTGAGAGCAGTAGCCGATGTCCCCCAAGCATTTTGTATATTTATAGAGCCATTCATAAAAGCAACTACCCAATAATCCATAGATTCATTCATAGCCAAAAATGTTTCTATTCCTGTATTTTTTACTATTTCTAAAACAAGATTAACACCATTATAAGCATCATATAAAGAGCCAATAGACTGTATAGACCACTCTACACCTTCTATAATCGTATTATTAAGGCTCTTTGCATCACCATCAACGCCAAAGATAGCCTCGGATAAATTTGATTGTAAAGTATTTGCTAGAGCATTGGCATAATCAAGTAAACCCTCATCAGCAAGTTGTAGCTTAAAGTTAGTCCATTTGTTATCAATACCTTGTATCGTTCCTGCCCAGGACCCCTCATAAGCTTCTAATTGTCCTACATATTTTTCATTGAAGATTGCAGAGAGGGTGCTATCGATAATATCCTTATTATTTTTTATAGTAATATTACGAACTTTTCCACTGCTATCAGACCATGCATAAGATATTTCATCCCCAACCATTGAGGCTTTTACTCCAAACTCTTTTAATCGCTCATTTTCTCCAGTTAGTGCATCAGCCATCGCCTCAGCAAATTGGTCTATAGATTTGCCACCACCAATGGCTGTATTTGTATATATTTTTAATTGTTCTGTAGAATCTCTTAAACCATTATTTTTCATTAATAATAATGCTTCTGTAGTTTTATCTATTTCTCGTTTATAATCTAATGCAAATTCTTTTGCTCTTGCCATTTCACTATTATTCTCTTCTAGTGAAGTAGTAAAAGCAGACATACGATTATCATATTGTTCAAATTCAGAAGCCGTATCCAAAAAAGACTTCATAGAGTCTTTGGCTATATCTATACCTTGTTGCACTACATACATACCTGCAAATGCTTGTATGAAGTTTTTGATAGTGTTTTCAGTATCTAGGGTAGCTCTTTGAAGTCGAGTCATCCTATCTGTTGAGCGTCGAACTCCATCAACGAGTCTGGCGACATCTGCATCAAGCTCTATAACTACTGTACCGATATTTGCCATAACTACCCCTTTCCATCTCCAAATATTGCGATTAGCTTTTGTGTCAAAGCATCCTCTGTCATTATGTTTTTTTCTACTACTTTATCTTGCCACTTCTCATCAGATAGTGCCAAAAATCTACCAACTGATAAAAGCAAATATTTATAAGCTTTATATGATAGTCCTATTGCTTCTATCTCTTCTTTGATAGAGCTACGAGTGAACCCAACTGCTCCAAAGAAGCTATACTCAAAATCACATCTACTAGCTACATTTGCTAACACAGTTTCAAAATATGTTAGCTCCTTAAAATCTCTCTCTCTAAGGGCGAATGCTACTCGCCACTCGGCTTTTTTTCAACTTCTTCTTTTTCTTTGCGTAAGAGACGCATTACCGTTTGATAACCTTTTGACTCTGCTATTTCAGCTAAACGATTTTTACCATCACCTGAAACTAATGAGTTAAAATTCTCTTTTGCCTTTTGCTCATAGAAATCATCTCCACCCTTTTCATTTATATCTTTAGAGAGAGCATCTCCTACCTCTTCGACTTCTTGCAACTCTTTAAAGGTAAGCAATGCTCCTTTAAAATCTTCAGCACCTTTTTGGAGTTCTATTTTTGTTTCTAATTTATCAATAACTCGTAAATGTTTTTGAGATTTTTCAACTAAACCAATAAACTCCTTCTCTTCTAATCTAAGTGCATCTTTTTCTGCTTTTGTATATTCTCGTAGAGATACATTTAGTGTCTCTACAGTTTTACCACCATTCTTTATCTCAATCTTGATTGGTGTATCTAAAAATAAATCCATTATATGCTCCTTTACGCTGCTGCTACAACAGTTGGATTTGTTGTAAGTTCTAGTGTTGTATTTGATACGAGTCGTCCATCTTTAGAGATACCACCAATATTATATTTTGGCACAATACACTCAAAATTGATTTGAGTACCATTTGCACCTAAACTATTTGCTAATTCAATTTGAGCTTCTAGCTTAACGGTAGTTGTAGCTGCTTGTGCTGTTTTGATAATACCATTACCATCTGGTTCAAGAGGGTTATAGTTGTAAGAGATAGCCATATTACCTAAACTAAAAGCACCTAAGACTTTATCAATATCATCATCACTCATACAGTCATCGACGACAACACTACGCTCCTTAAATGGAATATCTCCTATACTCTGTATCCGACCCACCTCTACGAAAGTTGGTTCACCTTTTACTTTTATTTTTAATGTCGTGTTCTGACCTGTAATCATCTAAATCTCCTTAATATTTTTTGGATTAATCTCTAATACTTTTATGCCTACATTCTCATATATAGATTTAATGTTTGCATCATTTGTATAAACTTTGGTTGTTTGTCTTGCAGGATTGCCTGAGAAGTCTGCTATCTTTATTACCCTACCTTTTAGTGCGATAATCTCTTCATCACTATAGATAAGAATCATCTCATACCGTGATATACCAAAAGTGATAATCTCACGATATAGTGACATCTCTGCATCAAAGTCATCTTGTCTTTGTATATTTTTAGGAGGCGTAGGCAAATCATACAAAGATGCAACTACATCTTCTGCAATAGCTCTACACTCTGAATCACTTTCACTATATACATCTATTTGAAGTGTCACATCTCCATCATCATCTTCTCTCTCTCCACTTAGAGGTGGTAAATCTCTATTGGTGATGATAGAGTATGCCAAAGCAGGAAATGGTGTATTTTGAGGAATAAACCGTGCAAATACACGCTCTTCTACTGCTACTACATCTGTTTTGAGATGTTCATATATCTCTTGTGCTGTCATGTTATTCTCCTTAAATTTTCTATTTCTCTATCTGTTCTGCGTGTTGCATACTCTTTGAACGCATCTATAGATTTTTGTGCTGACCCCTCAAATGCAGGACGCATAAAAGGTCGAGGTGGCATCTTGACAGTGCCAAACTCTACCATGTGGGCATAGAATGCGTATCCAGTTGCTCTTATCTGTACTGCTTGATTACCTATCCTCCCTGCTACTCTAAATTTTGTCTTTTTACGAGCTGTTACTAGATACGATACATGACCTTGTTTGGTATAACGCTTTGACTTCTTCACTGGTGCTATACTTTTTCTAAGTAGTCCTGTCCGTACAGGTACTCTCGCTTTTGCATCATCTGCTATAACCTTTGCCCCTGCTCTTGTTGCACCTACAACAACTTTATCTTGAATATGAGTAGGAAGAGCTTGAAGCCTGTTTCTAATCGCTTGAAAGTCTGCTGTCATACTCATAGCTTCTCCTTTGCTGTAATTATTAGAGTCTTGTTTCTCTCTCCTACATTAGCTATAAAAGTAATATCAAATTTTCGTTGACGAAAATGTATCTGCATACTTGTATCAATATCTTTAATATATCTAATGACAAACTTATGCGAAGAAATCGCATGAATACTTTGAGAGATATATTTCTCTGAACCTGATAGAGCATTTATAGAAGCATAAGCCTCTGCAAACACTACAGGTGTCAAGATACTTCCACCTGTACTATCTTGTGTCTTTTCCATCGTGTGAAAAGATATTTTATGTTTTAAGCTACCTATTCTCATACTGGTATAATCCTATAACTGTTTAATAATGAAAAGTAAAACTGCTTTGGTGTAGAGCTTACTATCGTCCCCACTACCAACATTTCACGATTTTCAAACATTGTGGCAGCATGAGCCAAAACAAAACTTTTGATTGGTGCAGGAGTTGGACTATATCCTGCTTCATATTCAATCTTGACTTCTGCTCCACTAATATAATCAAGTGGTGTAGAATTGAACCTAAGAGTACAAATATCAAAATAGTCATCTGTCTCATATTCAAAGTCAAGATAAGGTACTACATCTCCTAAATCATTGGTATATTCTATTTTTGTAATTGATACAAAAGGATTTTTTTTCAATACAATAGAATTAAAATCATTTTTCGTCAACGAAAAAGTAGAGAGAGACAGAGTCCTATTTGTCACTTGTTCTGCTATCTCTATCGCTGTATCAATAGAGAGTTTAATAGTATTATCTTCATCATCATCAAAAATCCTAAAATATTCTTTGGCTTCTACTAGAGTCACTATAGGTAGCGAAGTGAGGAGGATACTTTTCATTATTTAGCTCATATTGATTTTAAATCAAATAGTGGTATTTTTATCTTTTCACCCTCAAAGATTATAAAATTATTATCAATACTTTGTATAATCTGTTCAAGTTCTTTAAGCTCTTTGATTAGTGCAGTTGCTCTATTTTTGAGTTCTGCCTCTTTTTGTACTGCTAAAACTTTTATAGCTATTTGTGCTTCATTATCTTCTTTCTTTTGAATACGAGCCATTAGAGCATTATGCTCTTTTGTACTTTTGGCTTTAGCTATCTCTTTATCAATATAACGCTTTGCTGTATCATCATCAAGTTCAATTTTGTCACCAATATCATGAGAATCAACGCCTGATAGTTGTTGGAGGAAGATAACTAACATCTCAACTCCTATGCGTTTTTACCAGCATTAAAGGCTTCTTCAATGATGGTTTTTGCATCAACTCTAACTGTAACTTGGAAGCCTACCATTCCTGTACCTGCATAGAGTTCATCAAGTCGTTGTATAGTCATCTCTCCTCTATCTGCAATTTGGAAATAAGAGAAATCACCAAATACAATAAATTTATTGCCTGTACCTAACTCTGCCATATTGTTTTCAACAACGACAGGTCTGCCTTTTATTACAGGAGTAACTGCACCAGTTAAAGTTCCAAGTATATAATCACCGTTACTATCTTTTAACTTATCAAGGGCTTTTAGCGTAGCATCTGTACATCTCCATGTTGCTCTTTGTCTATACTCAGATTTTAAATCATAAAAAATATCAATAATTTCATCTGCTGTTACAGCTCCGATGGCTGCTGTGGTTGAAGAAGCTCCTACTGTCGCAGATACAGCATAACCTAAAGGTTTAGATATTCCATTCCCCACAGCAAATGCAGGAGATTCTGCTTTATCAATGCCCAAAGCGATTTGTCCTGCCATATAACTCTCAAAATCTATACCTGAATCTTGTAAAAGTTCTCTTGATACTTTAATAATACCTCCCAACTTATGTGCTTGAATTTTCTTGTTGCCAAAGGTTGATTTTGTTTCACCATACACTCCTGCTTCATCAATCCAAGTAAAAGTTGGAGCTTCTCCCTCAGTTGGAATATTAGTAGTTGAAGTAGTACCAATGACTGTTGAGATACTTCTTGTAGCACTTAGAGAATTAAGTTTTGCAACAACTGTAGATTGATAAGACTCTGGTACAATATATCCACCATCTGCATCAACTCCCTCTGTCATAGAAGCTCTATAATTAGATACATCACCAGTTGCCAAATATGCGTTAAAGCCTTTTTTATACTCTGGTGTAGCTATTGCTTTAATATCTGTAGTATCATTGGTATGCATATTTCCTAATGGTGTAGTAGTTGGCATAGAAAGAGACTTTTCTCTATTTACTTGAGCTTCAAGACGCTTAATATCACTATCAAGAGCATCATATTCAGCTTCAAGTGCTTCATAGGCTGTTACATCTTCATCTGTCATCGTTGGATGTGCTGTGATATATGCACTCATCTTATCAAAGAGTGATTTTCTTGCTAATATCTTATTTTTCATTATTTTCCTTTTCTTTATGTGATAATCTTGCTTTCATAGCATTTACTTTGAGTGCATTTTTTGCACTCTCCTCTTTTGCAATATCTTCTTTGGTCTTTTCTGGCTCTTGTGATTTGAGATATGCCTTTACTCCCTCGAAATCTTGTTCGGTGACTCTGGTATGAGTAGAAGATAAACAAGATTTAAAAGTTTCATTTGCCAAAGCCAACGCTTGAGATTTATCTCCACTCTCATCAGCTTTGATGATTTCATCTACAAATCCATTAGCTAGTATCTCATCACCATATAGATAAGTCTCAACATCCATCATTTTTTTAATTTCTTTGTCTGTTTTAGCTGTTTTAGAAACATATCTTTTTGCCAAAACTGCACTAAGTCCCTCAACAATATTGGCTTTTTTACGAAGCTCATAATGGTCACCACTAACATATACAGAAGCATTATGTATCATATAGACAGCATTATCATAAGCTTTTACTGTATCTCCTGCTAGTGCGATATAAGAAGCCATTGACGCTGCCAAAGATGTAATAACAGTAGTTACTTTCCCTTTGTTATAAGCTTTTATAGCGTTATAAATTTGGATACCTTGAAATACAGAACCTCCACCACTTGCGATTTGGATTTCAAAATCTCCAGTCTCTTTATTGAGTTCGTTTTGGAATTCTGCAAAAGTAATATCCCAACCAATCTCACCATTTATCAATATCACTTATTACCTCCTTTAGTTGTTGTAGTTTCGGTCATATTCAATTGGACATAATATTTGTCACCCTCACTACCTATACTATTCATATTTTCAAGTTTTCTAATCTCATTTACATTCAAAGCTCCAATCAATGCTAATGTTTTATATCCCTCTGTCCTAGTCTTAAAATCTCCTCTAAGTAGAGTATCTACATTAAATTTAATAGAATAAATATCTCTCTCATCTCTAGCCAAAAGAGACAATTCGAGCATTTGCTCTATGCGTTTAAACCACGGCAACATTGTAAATTGTAAAAACTCTAAAGATTGGTGTTCTATATTAGAGAAAGTGGCATTTTCAAGTGAATTAATCATGTGCATAGGTACTCTAAAAATAGATGCTATCTCTTCTTTTTGATATTTTCGTGTCTCCAAAAACTGAGAGTCAGTATTGGATAGAGAAAATTGTTGAAATGTCATACCACCCTCTAAAAGCATAGGTTTATGAGCATTTTGCATCCCTGTATAAGCATCATTTAGAGATGTTTTTAATCTTTGAAATGGTTTATCCTCTAATGTACCAGGGACTACAAAAGCTCCTGTAGCATTTGCACCATTATCAAAAAATTGGCTACCATAACTTTCTGCTGTACTTCCAAGCTCTAATGCTTTTTTATTATATGAGATTGGAGATAGTCCTGTAATCCCATCACCTGATGGAAGTCCTATAATATGTAGTATCTCATAAGGATTAACATTAACTTTACCTGCTCCTGTATCATATATGTACTCTTTTTTACCCTCTTTGGTAAGAGTAACTTTCATTTTTGTAGATACTAAAGGATAAATAGAGACAATATCCCCTCTACCATCTCTAATTATTTGAGAATAGTGATTACCATGAAGATTTAAATCCATGACAATCCATTCTCTCCAAGTGACTGATGTGATATTAGGATTTGGAGATTGTTTAAGAAGATAATATAAATTATGATTGATAGCTTTATTTTTACCCTTATCTATCTTTTCATAAGTATTTAGACTAACAGATGAAGCTGTCTCAGCCAAAACCCTTATACAACTAAAAACGGTAGTGATATACATAGCATTAGAAGGAGTAACACTTCGAGAGTTACCACCAAATAGACTTCCTAATACACTTCCCATCTGTACCATTGGCTTTGAAAGTGCTGTGTATCTATTTAGCAGAGACATTATTTTCTCCTGTATCAAATACAAAAATAATTAAAATGCTAACAGAAGATATAAGAAGTAAAATACCTGTAATGATATTTGATATAGGAGGATAAATAAGAGAGATAGCATATCCACTCACGAGAGAGATAGAAATAAAAAATATGTAAATAATAAATAATACAAATAATCTAATCATCATATCCTCCCTCTTAATATTTTATATATTATGAATATTATCGAGATAACGCTCACTATCGTGAGTGTGGATATAAAAAGTTATAATTTGTTAAAAATTTATAGGATTCTCATCCCTCTTTCATCATAAATAGATGTTTCTTCAGTTTTTTCTTTATGTATGAGGTATGCTAAAGTATTTATTATAGAGGCAACACCATCTATTTTGCGAAGAGGATGTGATTTATCAGGGATGACATTGTTTTGTTTATTGTGTTCTACTACCATATTACTTACCATCCAACGCAATACAGGGTCACCATCATGCACGATTTTACCCTCTTTGATAAGATTTAAAAGAGTAATGGTAGGTTCTGAAAGGTCTTTGTAGCCTTGGGTAATAGGGATACAAGAGTCATAAGTGCTTTTGTATCTTTCTATATCATCATAGTCCAAATCTTCACCAAACTCTAACATCAAATCTGTATCTATAGGCTCTGCTATTAATTTGATAAGCTTTTTTGCTTTATAAACATCATAACAAAGGGCTTCCATATTCTCAATATCTTTGGCTATATCTTCATAGATATACATATAATTTATAGTTGCTCCTCGTGTAGCTGTGACATATCCTTGTGATACCCAACTATGTAAAGGTACTTTTAGCTCTCTTCCTCTCTCAAGTAAATCTTGCATAGGTACATAGTATTTCATTTTGACATGATAAGTATCTCCATGTCTATAGACCTTGGCAAAAGATGAAAAATCATCAGTTAAAGAGAGGTCAAGTCCTCCGACAAAAATACCTGTAGTATCAACCTCACCTTTACACTCATTCCATTTATCTAAAGGTAAATAACTCTCTTTTGCACTTGACCAAATATTTAGATGTTTTACTAAAAAGGCATTAAGTTTTTCAGGTCGCTCTTTTGCTCTCTTTGCTTCTTGAACTAAAAAATCTCTATCTACAGACACATCATAATTTGGGTTTGCCATCTTCCAAACTGCTTCTGTAAAGAACCAATCAGCAAACTCTTCGCCATCAGGCTTTTTGGGAGCTTCTGCAATAAAAACGAATAAGTCATTATCTTCTACTGTCCCATCTACGACTTTTTTGGCGTGTTCATAATCATCATAACAAGGACTAGCTATATTAAATCCTGCTGTAGTTATATCCATCATGTGTGGTTGTAGTCGTGAAGCCATAGAAGATTTGACATTATCTCTAATAGAGTTATCTGGGTGAGCATGTCTCTCATCTGCTAAACCAAATGAAGCATTTATACCATCAAGAGTCTTACTATCTCTACCTAAAGCTTTAAATATAGTGTTGTTTCGTGTGAATGTGAGTTTATTGTAAGCAAGTTCTCTATAATCTTTCAGCTCTTGATGTTTTTTAAGTAGTTCATCAAATCCATCCCATGCAAGTCGTGCTTGAGCTTCTACAGTAGCAAAAGAATAGACTTCTCCACCCTCCTCACCACGCACTATCGTATCTACAATAGCTAAACCACTGCCCATAATAGTTTTACCATTCTTTTTTGGAATAAACCAAAATGACTCACCAAAGCGTCTTATCCAAATGCCATTAGATTTTTTCTTTTCCCATCCTGCCCAAATCATAACGCACTTCTTTTGCCACGGTTCTAAGACAAATAACTCTCCAGCTTTTTGACCTTTATAGTGCCTAAAAGTTTGTAAGATTTTTACATAAACTTGACCTAATTGTTTATTAAATCTATAATCCTTTTTTGATAACTCTTTTAAATCTCTTCGGTGACGCTCAAAAGTCTTTTCATAATAAGGTGTTATCCCCTCTAAAGCTTCTTCTATCGCTCCAGTTGGTTTTACAAAAAGGCTCATACCATTCCTTTTTCGTCAACGAAAAAACTATATCTCAACATCATCATCAAGATTATCAAGAAAATCAAAAAGTGAAGCTGTCTCTTTTTTCTTGCCTATTTGTATTTTTAATCTTTTTCGTGAAGCTATAGAAAGTCCTAATTTATCTCCTAACTTTGCCATATCAGCTTTTACACTTTGTAGTGCTGAAAAACTAGGATTCATATATTTACCACCAGTTTTGGGGCTTTCTATAACCTCACCTTCTTTATTTACTATCAATACTAACTTTAGATACCTCTCATAGCTCTCTGCATAAGAGATTAAAAGAGGCTCATCAACAGGAGAGTAAGCATCTCCTAGTTCCTCTATTAGCTCTTTTACTTTTCTAGTTGCTATTGCTCCTAATATTTCAAGTGGATTATTAGCTATTGATACATGTGTAGTAGGTGTTGTTTGAGAAGGTTGTATTGATGTAGAGGTAGGTTTATATTTTTTCCACCCCTCAGATTTACTCATACGAGATATTTTCATTGGATAAGTTTTATATTTATTAGCCAAATCTTTCATTGAAATTTTGGTAGATTCATACTCATATCGTATAATTTTCCAAGTTTCATCTGTTATATCTGTTACAGTTTCCATACCTACCCCCCTAAATGAGTTTGTCTAAAGATTTGTGTTGGGGGGTGGTCTTAGATGTTAAGGTCTGTAGAGATATATCCCCCCCTCCCTCACTATCAATAATATAATCTATATTATTTTTAGTATATGTCATAAACCATTTATCAATAATATTGTTAAAATATTCTAGTTTATCTTTTCGTCTCTCATCATTCTCTATTCTATTTTTGCATATTTTTTTTGGTATTAATAATAAAATCACATTTGAATTTAACTTTTTACTCCACCACTCTCTTGTCTCTCCATTAGGTGCTGATATTATAAAGATAGCTGAATCAAATTCTTTTGATATATTTGGAGCAGATAATGAAGCTAAAAGTCTATTTCTCTCCAATAAAGCATTTTCTAATCCATCTGACTCACTCCAACAATATATATCTCTACCTAAAAGCTTTGATTTTATGACATCTAAATCAATAACTAATATTCTATCATTTGATAACTCATTTGATAAAAAAGATTTACCTGAGCCACTTGGTCCTGAAATAATCAATACAGGTATTTTGGGAGTAGGTAACCAATAAGGTCTATGTAAAATATCTTCTTTACTCGTTTTATATGAATGACAAGAGTTACAAAGTGCTTGAAGATTGTCTAAACAAGTTTTGCATCCACCTTTTTTAATAGGAATAATATGGTCAATATGAGAACTAATACTTTGAGTACATTGTCTGCATATTGGTTCAGACATCAATACTCTCTTTCTTATCTTCTTCCATATAGAACTATTGTAAAATTTAGTTACTTCTTTATTTCTATAGTTTTTATCATAATTCTTATTATAGAGTTTATTACATTTAGGACATTTTGAAATAGATGTTTTCTTTTCCCATAGTCCATGTATAGCACAAAGCCGTTTCATTTCCAAAATCCTATTTTAGTTTTATTGGTAATATTTAGTATATACTCATAAGGAGTCTCATCATCTCCTATACTAAGAGCTGTTGCTGTGTAGTCTCTAATATACTCTTTGGCTTCCATAGGTACTTCTACTAATATCACATGCTTAAACTTTAATATATTGATATTTTTATTTAAGCTCTCACTATCTCTCACATGAGCAAAATAGCTAGTATGTAATCCAAAAAGCTTTGCTAACTCACTTCCTACTATAAGTCCATCCATCATTGCAGATACTACATTCTCCATCCCTAATCCTTCTCTCTTAACATCTTCATATATTCTATCCATTCTGCAACCTCTCAAATGCTGTTTTAATCTGTATAGACATCTTGTTATAGTTGTTGCGAAGTGAGTTCATATCTAATACTAATGATTTATAAAAAGAGCCATCCCATACATCGTAGTCATTATCATTTGTAAATATAAATTTAATCATGTTAGTTATCTCTACTATGCTCCTATCATCTTCTACTCTCATCTTGTAGCAGATACTAGACCATTTATTCCAATTTGGCTCTTTAAACTTAGGTAACTCTTTTTTAATATATTCATATAACACTTTACTAATAGCCAAATCCTCATCTTCAAAAAGGTACTTTTTAGTATTGTTATTTGTTTTATCTTTTAGTCCAATTGATGTTTTTTTGTTGTAAACCTTTGGTCTCTTATTAGTCGCTTCTTTGGGCTTTATATCCTCTTCTTTTGTCTCATTGATGTCTGATTGTTGTCCAATTGATTTTTCAACACTTTTATTTACTGTTGATTTCACACTACCCTCAAATAACTCCCAAGACGCTTCAAAGTTCGCTATGACTCCATTGAACTCTTCTATCCAATTCCCTGCTGTAGTCCTTGACAGTCCTATAGTCTCTTTGCCTCTACTCTTATACGAGTTATGCCAACACTTAGCATAATAAGCATTAGCTTGTAGATTATCACTCCTATAATCGTCCCAGTAGTCAAGGAACGCAATAGCCATATCTCTCCTACCTACTCTCTTTAGCTCCTGCACAAAATAGATAGGATATGTATCATAAAGTCCATTTTTAGTTATATTCATATTCTAGGCATCTCCACTTTTGTATTAGCTTCTTCATAAAATATTTCAAACGCAGGACTCTTTGGCACGATTTGTCTCTGAAACTTACTACCTATCCCTACTTTCAAATAAGTACCACCACCCCAATTATCTTTCGTGAGCTTGATATTTCTCATCTCTTGATTACTTTCTAGCCTATTGCCTTTTATATCTCGGATAAAGTCCATCTCATACGCTATTCTCATAGATGTCCGAATAGTAGTAGCCCCTCTAAACACTCCTGCACTCTTGCCATCACCTTTAGTATGATGATGCAAAAAGATGATACTCTTGCCCTCTTCAGCAGACCATCGTTTAAATGGCTTCATAAATGTAGAAGCCTCAGAGTTGTCATTCTCATCAGCTCCCATAAAATCACTCAATGGGTCAAGTACAATCAATCCAAAATCTTTGAGTTGTTTCTTCATCTTATAAAAGATAGGACTTACCTCTGATGTCTTAAAGCTTTTTTTGACTACAAGTGATGGAGGTTCTTTGGTTGTGAAATATATACAGTGTACTATCTTGCTATAGTCTTTAGAGTATCCCAAAAACTCTACAACTTGTTTTAGCCTATAATCTATAACTCCCTCAGGGTCTTCACTAAGCCACAAAAAAGCCTTCTTTTGATATTTGTGTTCAACAACATACCTAATAGCCAATTGTAACGCTATCCAAGTCTTACCCACACCACCATCAGCAGAGATAAGAGTTAATCCAAATAGAGGTATAGGAAGCCACTCTTTACAAGAAAATAAAGGCTTCTCTTTGCTTAATTGAGTACCATCTTTCAAATCAAGCTCAAAGGAGTCACCCTCTATATCCTCCAAACTCTCTTGTATAGTAGCCAAAATATCATCAGGAGTCTTATCAAGTGCATTAGTAGCGTTTTGGATATTTGCACCAAGCATCTGTAGTTTTCGTTTGTTAGATAGTTCTAGTAGTTGGCTTATGTAAGGAGCTGTATTAGTAATAGGATTAGCAGACATAACAGTAAGTAAGTCTTCTGTATCAAACTTACCATGTTTCTTCATCTCAATCTCTATAAAGTCATCATCAAAAGGTTTCTCTTCTCTCTCAAGAGTGAGAAAAGCTTCAAATAATTGTCTATGAAAAGGATAAAAGAAAACTTCACTCTCAATTTTAAGTGAAATATCTCCAAAAGCTTTAGGGTCAAATATTATAGAAGATAGTAATGCTCTCTCAACATTTAAATTAAATAGTGTACTATGTTGATTACTCATCACTAACTCCTCTATCTATCCAATACTCTTTATGATTTGATTCATCTACTAATCGTCTCTCAACCTTGATTTGATATTTATTAACTAAGTCTGATATACGAGTCTTGATATTGTGTATAGCTCTTCCCTCAGCGTCTGTTGGCTTATTATTATAGTCATCTATCACATCTCCACGCCAGAGAGCATAAAGTACATGATAATTATGTGAAGAGTTTAACATTCTACGATTGTGTATAGATTTCAAATCTTTGATAGCTTCATCAAAGCTACAATCAAACTTTAAATTAAATAGTGTACTATGTTCATTACTTATCATCTTGTTCACCAAGCTTGACTTCTGCCATATCGACAATCTCTTGATACTTAACAGAGGCTTCTCTACTCTCTTTTATAATGTCTCTTAGCTCATCACTTGTTAATACTTTATCCTTCAAAGCTCTCTTTGTCACTTTGAAAGCCTCATCACCCTCTATCATCGCATTATCAATGGCTTCGTGAAAGCTGACTGCAGTAATAGTAACAGGACAAATAGATACAGGACGCAATCCAAAAGCTCTCATTCTCTCAGTGAAATATTCTTTTACTGCTATATCATCAAGAGCATGAAGGAGTATCTCTTCTTTTGCGTGATTAAGCATTTTGGATTCATTGTTTGGATTGAGAGCATTGGAAAACTGTATAGAAGCATTATCACCTCTATAGCCTAGTAAATCAGCTAAATATCTACGACAAGTATTTTGACGCATATTAAAGCCATCTACAGCCTTGATAAAGGCATTATAAATAGTAACTGGTTTGTTCATTTGAAACTCCTTTTAATGTCTGCTTTTGTAGATGAATAGATGATAAGAGGAAAGGAGTTTCAATTCAAACCTAAATCACCTACAAAAGCAGACCAAAAGATAAGCATAAACTACTTTTAGATAAAATAGCTATGCACCGTATGTGTAAGAGTGCCTTTTTCGTCGTCGAAAACTAAAAAAAGGTACTCACTCTATCAATCCCCCGAAAGGAACTGAACAAAATGAGCATATTAGACAATACCAAGCTAGATATAACCTGTCCAGAGTGTAATAAAAATCAATCACTAACCATAAAAACATTAAAGAGCAATAGATACAAATGTACCAGTTGCAAAGCAATATTTAATGCCAAAGCTTTTAATAGTGAAATCTCCAAAATAGAGTCTCAACTTAAAAAGATGGGTTTTAGATAAATTTTCTAAAACTTTTTGATTACCAGACTTTTTGGCTTTTTTAAATCGTCTATAAATAGGCATATTTTGTCTCTTAGCTAAAATATAGATGATATTTTGAGTCATAAAGTTCCTTCTGTTACAAAATGTTATAAAAACTTGAAGAGCATTATAGACAAAGTTGTATATAAATGTCAAGTATTTTATTGAAAAATTAATTTTAAAGGAAAAAATATGTTAGTTGGAATATACCCATCTAGTTATGTAAAAGAATTAAAAGCTAAAGGAGAAAGAGATAAAGCAGTAGCTTTTATGGATTATTGGGATGATTGCCAAACAAATAATCATAACTACCTAGAATATCAAAAACACTGAAACTGTGATAATATTCAACTATGGATAGAAGAGTTTGACACTTATATAAAAATATTAAATAAAAAGGACTAAAGATGGAAATACTAATACTACTCATCCCTATACTTACCCTCATACTAGGCTACTTACTTATAAAGAGTAAAACAAAATACAAAAAACTAGAAAAAGAGTCTGAAGAGTTCAAACTAAAATATGAACCTATACTAGATATTGAAGTAGAGGTAGAGAAGAAGAAAGAAAGTTTATCTAAAATAAAAAAAGATATTAGAGAAATCAAAAAGTCTTATTCAGAGAAGAGAGCTATCTATGATGATTTAACAAAACAACTCTCTCTCTATGAAGAAGACTTAGCTCTTACAGAATTAGGCTTTTATAAACCTCGCTTTGCACTAGATGACTCCGAAAAGTACAAACGCGAAATTACCAAAAATAGAGATAAACAAAAAGTTTTGATGTCAAACAAAACAGCAATTACAGCCAGTCAAGAATGGACAGTAGATGGCAGTAAAACCAAAGGTAAAGCGATGATTAATAAAACAATCAAGCTTGTAGCTAGAGCCTTTAATAATGAGTGTGATGTAATTATCTCAAAAGTCAAATGGAGTAATTTAGACTCGTCTGAAAACCGTATGAGAAAAATGTATGATACTATCAATAAGCTTGTAGAAAATCAAAATGTTAGTATTAACTACGACTACCTCAGTTTAAAAATAGATGAGCTTATCCTTACCCATGAATACAGAGAAAAACAACAAGATGAAAAAGAAGAACAAGCCCAAATACGCCAACAAATGCGTGAAGAAGCCCAACTCATCCAAGAAATAGAAAAAGCCGAAAAAGAAGAAGATAAATATGCCAAGCTACTCGCCAAAGCCAAACTTGATGCAGAAAAAGCCACTGGAGAGAAACTATCAATACTACAATCACAAATAGCACAACTCCAAATAGACCTAATAGAAGCCCACAAGAAAAATGAAAGAGCCAAATCTATGGCACAACAAACAAGAGCAGGACATGTATATATCATCTCAAATATTGGCTCTTTTGGTGAGAATATATACAAGATAGGAATGACAAGACGATTAGAACCACTAGACAGGGTCAAAGAGCTAGGAGATGCTTCTGTACCCTTTCTATTTGATGTTCATGCAATGATTTATAGTGAAGATGCTCCAGGTATGGAAAAAAACTTGCATAATATTTTTAACCAAAATAGAGTAAATTTGGTAAATAATAGAAAAGAATTTTTCAATGTCTCTTTACAGCAAATCAAAGAAGAGGTACTCAAACACAAAGGAGATGTAGAATTTATAGAGACCATAGAAGCAAGAGAATACACAGAATCACTCTCTATTAGAGCGTCACTCAATCAAGAACAACCACAAGTATTACATACACCACCCTCTAGTATCTAATACGACTCAAGAGCCATATCAAGCCGAAACGATATTTTCAGTTTGGCTTTTGTCGCAGTTGAAAGTTATCTTTTTACAATTTCGCTTATCTTTGATGATGGTCTCATATTCTCTATGCTTTCCAATCCACACAAAGATAGCTTTTTTGGGTTTGCACAAAATCAAAACCAATAGCCTAATTTGAGTATTGGGAATAGACAAAGAGACAATCGTATCATGTTTGTTGCATTGTATCTTATGAGGTCGTATCTTGTGGTGCAAAGGTTCTTTTTTATAAATACACCTCAAATGCCTATACTGAGCAGAAGAGAGTATCCCCTTAGCAATCAAAGCATCAAGCTTCTTCAAGAAAATGATAGTTGCTTTCACTTCCAATACAAGACTCCCCTATCTTCAAAGATATATCAAACGATATATTCACAAGCTCCACATACAGCTCTTCCAACGCAATATGAAGCCTATCCCCTATCACAGGAGACAATTTAGTAAACGCCTCTTCATCCAAGAGACATTCCACCTTATCCTTACTCTCTTCCAAATCATCATAAAATATATTCAATACCTTGCTATCTACTTCTATATCATTGATATAATACAAAGCAATCATATCTCTAAAAGATTTAAGCTCCGAAGTTGCCCTATCAATAGGTTGCAATAGTTTAAAAGTCTTTGTCTGAATACTCTCAAGTAACAATTCTTTTTTATATGCACTAAAAGCATTTTTCATACTCTTGCTTAAAGAGCTAAACAATTCTTCTATTACATTACCTTGTGTTTCATAACTAAAATTACTATAAGTCATATTTTTTCCTTTCTATTCATTTTCAATATCCAAAACACAACGCAAAACCTTTCTGCGTTTGGCTTTGTCCATCTCTTCCATCATCTCCACCACATTCAATATATCAGCAGGTAAACACTCAGTGATGACCTTGTTGGCTTTAGTAGTACAAGAGCCTATACTATTACCATTTCCTACTATCTGATTATTTTTTTTACCGTTTTGAGACAAAATAGGTTTCTCTTCTCCATTTTCTATATATGAAATTTCGTCAATAGTAAAAATTTTTAAAAGTCCATCTTTCATAAAGAAAGGCATATTCTTAGCACCATTTCCTTTTTCATAACGACTAATCCGAGTAACATCTTTTTTTAACACAATAGCTAAATCCTGTTGAGTTTTTTTATTATTCAGTCTTACTTCTTTTAATCTATCAAACCATTCCATTTATTATAAAAATCTCCAAAATATACATTATGTACTTGACATTATGTACAAAAATGTATATAATGCCTCATCTATTTACCAACAATTACCAACAATTACAAGGTAATTATATCAAGATGATATTAAATAGAGAAAGGTTAAGGAGGTTTTTCTTTAACACATAGACAAAAGGCAAACTATGATTATAGAGACAAATCAGGTGATTAATAGATACAAAATATCTGCAAAGACTCTTTTTAATAAAAGAAAGATTATCGAGGAAGCAGGTGGTATCATCAAAGGTGATGGTGGCTCTAGCAAAAACCTCTACAAAACAAGTGTCTTAGATAGACTCGCTAGAGAGAAAAAACTAGGAAGCCAACCATATAAAGTTATCTTGAATAAAGATAAAGAGAAAGCTGATTTTTTCGCCGACGAAAATTAAAAGCTTTTTTTAGAGGAAACAAAATGAACAAAACACAAGAAGAACTGGAGCAACTAACACGAATCCATCATATATTAATAGGAGATAGATAATGACCAAGCTAAAGTATAACGCATTTTCATCTTTAGCTGAAAATGTAGAGAGATTACCACAGAGCAAAAATGAACTAGCCAAAGAGTGTGAAGTATCAGCAAATACACTAACCAAATATCTACATAAATTCAATAGACAAAATCAATTAAGAGATGATGAAATAGATATTATGAATCATATATCAAAGATTATTCTAAATAAATTTGTATATGTGCCAAAACAAGCACACAAAATAAAGAGATATGAAAATTGGAAAATATTTGGATGTAAAGATTGTAAATATAGCACTATTGATACTAATATATGTATCAAGTTTTCTATATCAAAAAATGATATAAATAGTGGATATGAAGTCCATTTACTAAATAATAAACCATACAGCTTCAGACTCAATG